GTGCTTTCAGACGAGAGGCCATAGCGAAGAAATATCCCCAGGTGATCACGCTGCCAGCCGCGCCAACGGTCCCGCCGGTCAGAGACGAGAACTGTGAAAGCAGGTCGGTTTCGATCTTGGTGGCGATGCTCTGGCCCAAGTCAAGGGCGGCATCCGCGCGCAGGGTGAACGGGTCGGTTTCCAGCCGGGTATCGGACAGGAAGTACTGCGCGCCCTTTTCCGTGGGGGTCAGGGTAGCGAGAACGGACGGGGTGAACTTCTGCGGGGTCAGGTCATCATCTTCCCCCACGGTGTTCATGGTAGCCCCGGAATACTGCGAATTGGAGCGGGGAGCGACGCCGGTGCGGTCACCAAACGTGGTGACAAGCGCGCTCATCAGGTTCCGTTCGCGGGCAACAAGCATCGCACCCTCATAAATCGTGTTGATGTAGGATGAGATGTCACTCGATAAAGACATTCCAGCGGTCATAGTTACCTCTACGGTTATTTGCGTTTACTCACCTCGACAACGCCGCCGCCGTGTTGTTCGGTTCTGGCAGGGTTGAAGATGGTGTTACGGGATGGCATCCCCCAAATTTCGGCGCGCAATTCCGCATCGGTCTTGGCTGGCGCTCCGCCCGCGCCGGGATTGGTCGGGTTGATCGCTGGCGTCTTGGGCTTCTCTGGCGCTGCCGCCTGTTTCACCCAATGCGGCTTTGCCGCTGCCAGTTCGTCCAGCGCCTTGTCCAGGTCTACGGGCTTTCCGTCGTCGTCAAGCTGGATACCGTCACGAAGTTTGAGAACAACGTCTTCCAGATCAACGAACCTGTCACGGGCCTTTGCGATAATTGCGTTTTCAATACGTGTCTTGCGCGCTTCCTCTGCGGCGGCTTTGGCCTTGGCCTCGGATTCCTCCAGCCGCTTTTGCAGCTTTTGGACTTCCGTCAACTCGGCCTCTTTGCGCTTTGTTTCTTCGGCCTCGAACGCCTCCAATTTCTTGCGGCGTTCTGCCGCTTCCCGGTTGGCGTCTTTCAGCGCCTTTTGGGTGCGCGCTAACTCTGCCCTAACGTCTGCATCCGTCTCGGTTGGTTTCTGTTCGGGCTGTTCAACCGCTGGCGTCTCGCCCGCTGGTTTCGTTTCGGTCGTCTCGACCTTTTCCTCTGTGTCAGTCATCTCGACTTCCCCTTATGGCTAGAATCAAAAACGGCCCTCTTGTAAGAGGACCGCTATCAAAAGACGGTGATCCTATAACAAGAGGGCCGCTAGTTTCCCGGTGGCATTATTTAATTGTTTGGAGATGTTGGGCGGCTATATCGCTTATCAGGTATGTGCCAGTGCGCTTATATTCCCTTTCGCTGCGCAACTACTCAGGTCTGAACCGCCCATCTCCGCGCGCCCGTACTTAGTTCGGTATATCGGCCTTTCCGGGCACATTTCCATTATTGCACAAAAGTTCTTATTGTGCAATAGGGCGCTAATTACTCGGCGCTGGATAGCCCGGTTCTCGCGTTGCTTCCGGCGGCCACGGATAGCCGTACAGCGGCGTACCAACAATAGGGGCAGGGTATCCATCGTCTGGCCCCATCGTAATCAATTGGTCGCTTACCCAGTATGCAACCCACGGCGTTTGCGGCGTCTGCGCATACGCGGTTTGCCTCACAGACGAACACTGCGCCACAGTCAGGCCAACACAATCAGCATCCGTGTACCCGCCCGTCGGGGATGGCGTTCCGCGTTCGCCGACGTTCTGTTCAACGGCTGGCGGCGTGTTCGTCGGATGTAACCGCGCCCGTCCACCTGGGGTAAACGCGGAGGCGAAAAGACATACCAACATAACAGCGATTAGGCTAATCACGAATTTCTTACGGCTCACTCACTTATCCCTCCTATGCTTTGGGGTTATCGACCGCTCAACTTGCAGGTAATCCTCGATAAACCCCAATGCCATTATAAGACATTGGCGAATCCCAAACAATAGAGCGCGCGTGCGTGCATCCATTTGTGCGGGGTCTGCTATAATATCTCTACCCGTTGGATTGGAGGAAATCATGGATACCGTTGGACTGCTCCTTATCGTGGCGTCTGTCATTGCCTATTTTGCCACCCGCAAAAACAATCCCAAGATTGCATCGTTCTCCCTGTTCGCTCTCGGCGTAGGGGTCGGCATTACCGGCGCGGCCTGGTACATGGCGTTTGTCATCATCCCTGGCCTGTAAGCAGATCCTTCAAACTGGCCTCACCGCGCATCTTTCCGTATACATCATCGCTGTATTCTTTGGTGAGTTGGTTGAATTTGAACTTTCCGTCCTGGTAGGCCTGTAACCTATCCTGGCCCATCATCTTGACCTTCTCGGCGTCGGTCAGGCTATTGAACCACTGCTCCCCGGTCTGCGGTAATTCCATGCGCGGATTGAGGATTGTTACGGGAAGTTGTACACATCGGCCCCGGTGATGGTCATTCAGCACTTCGCCTGTTTCGTGCCGGGTTCCGTGCATGGCGATACAGGACATACACGTCCTGTCGCTCAGGGTAGCTTGCCAGATCCACCCCATGACAACGTTGGAGTTGGCAACGTAATTCGCGCGGCTGGCCTCTCTGTAGCTCCACAATTGAACCGTGCGGGCCATATTCAGGCTTTGCGTCAGCCCCATGCCGTATGCCCTGGTAAGTTCACGCGCCAGCGCGCGCGGGTTACGCCCCAACGCCACCGATTGCACGATGGTATTACTCACCATCTCTGCGGTATAGTCCGTCAGCATCCCCAACCGTGCGTACAGTGGCCCGTTTCGATCAAGGAATCCTAGCAAGGTTTCAACGGTTTCGGGGGCCAGCGCGCGCAAGTCGGCGGCGAGACGCGCGTCACCTAGCGATAATTCCATGAGTACGCGGCTTTCGGCCAGCCCGCGCCCGACCATCGTGCGCCCTAGCGTGTCCATTTCCACGCCCAGGTATTGCGAGAAACGGTTTAGTTCGTCCTGTGTTTCGCGCATCAACCGCCGGTAACGTTCCAGTTTCACCACCTGTCCGGCGGTGAGTTTGTCGGTATGCTCGATCTCTAGCAGCAGCGCATCCATCTCGCCCCGTAACCTGCGCTGAACGCCAGCATACGCCTCTACAATGCGGCCCAGGGCTTTCAAATCCTGGACTTCTAGCGCGGCCTTGAACTTCTCGGCTTGCTGAATCAGGTCACGTTCTGGCATGGGTTATTCCCTCGCCGCCTCGATAATCACAGCGCGTCAAACCATTGCACGTACACCGTGCCGGATGCCTGCCAGAAGCCGACGCTGCCGGGGAAGTTGTCAATCATCCCAACCATGTCTATGTAGTTCTCTGGAATGTAACCCGGCGATGAGGCAGACGGGGAACCGCCGCCCAGGTTGTAGTAAGCCGCGCCCCCAGCCGGGCGGCAGTAGAATGAATTTGCGCCAGTGGGGGGCGTCAGGTAAACCGCCGTTCCCGCCGGGCTAATCGCAGTCCCACCCTTGTATGAAGCCATGTATGGGACCATCTCACCACCAATCTGATAGTATTTCGCCATTGTCTTTACTCCTATCGCTATTGTCCTCTGTCGAATGCTTTGAGCAGCGCAGCACCGATATTATCAGCCGCCGCCTTTTCGTCACCAATGCGTTGTTCCTCTTGCGACCACTCGTACCCGCGTTTTGTCGCTACCGTCTGCTTTGACACAATCCCCATCGCCAGGTCACCGGAAAGCGCAGCCTGTTCCTCTTGCGCATTCTTTGGCAGTGGATCGGGCCACACTACCGCGCCGCCGTTTGTGTTCGCAAACCCGGCCAGCTCCAGCAGGCGGTGATTGATCTCGGTCAATGCTTCTCCGTACAATTCCTGCTTGATACCGAGTTTTGCAAGCGCGTCCTGGTACAGCACCCGCAAACCAAAATTGGTAAGCGCGCCGATCTTATCTGCCATGCTGGAAATATCGACAGTCTGTGTAATGTCCATCATCGACTGTCGCAGCCAGGCCAAGAATCCCTGTGAGGATGCAAGGTCAGACTGCATTTCCAGGTTTGCCACCATTGCGCTGTCGGATTTGAACACCGGCATTTCGTCCGGCCCCCAGCTTACACGGTCCATTTGCCCGGTCTGCCGCCCCCAGGTGCGCGGGTGCGCGTGGTAACGGATGATCTTTGAGATATTGGAGGCAATGAAATTCAGGCGGTCTTGCAGTTCAATCACGTCATCGGTAATGTCTGGTATGCCATACGCGCTCAATCCGTCCGGTAGGTTCTG